GTGATTATTTTTACAATAATAATAAAAATTTTCAAACCCTTCTGGTTTAATTTTCCATAATTCTTTAGAAATATTTTGATTTCCCCAACCGATTCCACCACCGAGATCAGCGCCTACGAGATTACCTCTGTAAGACTGGTCGCAGAACATCGGCTCTGACACTTGCCAACTTTTCCCGCTATCCCCAAATAATCCTTCGTGTTGTGCGGCAGTAGTACTTTCCTTACCATAATCTTTATATAAATATTTAAGTTTATCTTGCGTAAATGTTGTATCTGAAATATCCATGTAATACATTTGATAACCTGGGTACTCTGTAGTTACATTAGTTCCATCGGTTGTTTTTTCTGTATTTTTGTTAGATAATATACTAATACATACATTTTCACCGGTACACAAACTGTTATCTGCAGTAGGGTATTGACTAGATGAACTACCTTTTGTCATGTATAAATACAACATACCAGCTTTATCTATATCATGGTCATCAAATCGACCATAAACAATTTTAAATACAGGTTTTCTGTCAACGTTTCTATTCTTAATAATCCAAAGCGACGCTTCTAATATATTCATATCCGCCTGAATAGTAGAATAATCAATAAGTGTTACTTTTTTATTAGTTTTATCGTAACCCAAAACTTTCGATGTGTTTTCTGCAAGCGAAAAAATCGTACGTCTAGTATCAGCGTTATTCGATATATCGTCTATAAAGTCTTCGACATAAAATTTAGTTCTGTTATCGGTCCCAGACTTCCAGGAAAGTTTATTACTGTCCCAATACAAATAATTAAACGCGTTATTAGTCGTTTTTGCTTTTATATAAACTACGTTGTTAATTCCCGTTGGTTCTAATACTGATTCTAAACCAGTCGCATAATCAGGAGTACCATCCTTTGTAAACGGCATGTGGTTAAGAGGCGCAAACGTTTTCGGGTTAAGAATATATAAGGGAAAATCTACAATATCCGTATCCTTTTTGAACCCACTAGCTTGTGCAGTAAATACAAAATTCTTTGCTTCTACAAGTTCCATGGTTAAGTTCAATTCCGCTTCAGTAACTTTACATATTTTACAGCCATCGTCATCATCTGGTGTAGGTGATGTGTATAGAGTATACACTTTGCTAGAATCATCCCTATCATACGCCTTCAAAACCATTTGGTTTACTCCCCTGAGATCTTGTTTTTCTATCTTTTTGTCAAAATCGAGGTTACTAAAAGTAACCTGGTGTTCTGTAAAATTTTTTAATTGAGTGTCGTTTTGACCCTCGTACGTGTGTGTAACAAGGTTTACATATTCGGCATCACCCCTTTTAATATTCCATTCGAGTGTAACCTTATTAATAGATTCAAAACCACCTTTATTCTCCCATTTAAAATTAAATTTAACGTTATTGGATAATCTGTGAAAAGTAGACTTATATTCTGTAGTGTCTTCACCCTCGTCGTATTCAGTATACTCCTCTGTACTACTCTCCCCCCTTTCATTTGGTAAAAGACTTTTCGTTATACTTTCAACTTCGACTTGAGGACCTCTATCTCGATTACTTTTTTGGTTGTTGTCTGCTGGTGATTTCTTATCACGTGCCCAATATTTATAGAGTATATAAACTACTACGAGTGAAAAAATAATAATAAAAACTGAACTCAGTTCCATTTATACTCTATTGAGATTTTATTATTAAATATTTATTCAAAAAAAAGAATATTAAAAACTGTAATCAAAATCATTTAAACTTTTATTGGCTTCGGTCTCCTCATTGACAATCATTTCAAGGCCATTATCCAGCTTCTTATAACCATTTCTCACTTTTTCAGCATTTATAAAAGCCCAATCGATACTTTCGTATTCAGATTCGGACAGGTTAGTATCAATTTTCTTAGCGAATATTCGATTTTCGTTACGTGTAGCCTCTGCTTTTTTTGCGTGGTGAGTCGTGACTAAAAACCTTCTATCCTCGCCAGTAACACCGTCCTCTATCAATTGGATATTATATATGTGTACAGGGATGTCTATATTCGATGGTTGTTCCTTTTTTTCCCACGTCTTTGAATCCTTTTTAAAGAGTCTAAATTTACTCGCATTCGCACTCTCTTTTACGAGTGTCCACCCCACTTTTTCATTATTATCGTCAATCTTAACGAAGAAATCACCACCCTCGTCATTAAGTGGTGCCCAATGTTCTTCCGCGCCGTTATATTTACTATTCGGGCGGGTACTTGACGTGTGAAATGTACGTACACCAACACCACCACTTGTATCGTATTTATTCTTGTAATATTTACCATCCTTCTCATCACCAGCTTCCCATTCCCTATGGTTAGTATGATTAAGTAGATGCGATTGTTTATGATTATGTGGATCGTAATGATTCCAATTCTCAACTGATACTCTATTTATGGTATCATCCGTATATGCAGGAGGCTTAAACTTAGTTTTACTTATAACAATATGGAATTCTTCTGTATCACCAGCGGCTCTAAACATAACACTTCTTTGGGGATGTGCCCGTTGTTTAAATTTTTTATCGTTTATAAAACCGTCAATAAAAGTCGCATCATTCATTTTAGATGAGTCCGTTGTATGTTCCCAATGGTTAGTAAAAGCAAATATATCTACTTGGTCAGACCCTGGTCCTGACCACTGACTTTGTTTACCGAAAGGATAAGCACCCCATCCCCAATAATTTCTTAATATACCCGCTTCCGGAAAACTTTCTGAAGTTGCTATGTTACCCAAATCACGACGTCCACCTATTTTTATTTTATTTTTATTCGTCGTTTCAAAGGGTCCTGGTATAACGTAAAACGTTTCTTTCACGACATCCGAAGTAACTTGAGTTCCTTTGTAAACCGGTTTAATATTTCTCGTTTCAGTTTCTGTCATTGAAAGTGTTAAATCCAAATCTTCTACCGTAACATCAGTACCCTCGAAAGTTTCTGGTACTAAATGACCCGTTGTTGTCCCATCATTGAGAAGATATTCGATACGCATGTGTGTTCGCCCTACAACACTATAGGCACCACCATCGTCTTTGTTCTTATTCCCAAACTTAATCTTATACCCACTTTTAAAACTAGTAAACATATTGGAGTCATCACTTTTTAAAATGTATGCGTAATTATCCCTGTATTTTATCTTATCTGCAGCAACTTGTGTTTCGGTACCATCTTTGTCGTACAACGCTACTAATTTAGTAGGTTTAAGTGCTGTTTCATCTTGTTTACGATCCCCATAAGTTTTACTGGTTGTTGGTGGTTGGGAGGAATCTAAGTATCTATAAAATCTAAGTTCTTTAACAGTTCCAAAACCTTCACGATTAGCCCATGATAGTTGTAAAACGACATTCCCTGATAGAGTTGTTTGTTCATCACCCGTCAAAAATTCCGTATACTGCTCCGTCATATAACCTTCCTCTTTATTGGAACTATCCGGGTTAAGTTCAAGAACAGTTTCGTCGATTTCTATTCTTGGAGCACCCGTCGATGATCTATTTGGTGCAGGTGCGACATCGCTACCACCCTGGTATTTTTTATAAAGCATATACACAATCAGTATAGCAACAATAATAAATAAAATAGTACTTATGCTCATACTAAGTTTTACGTTTATATAATATTTTATTTATTACATTTTTTAAATACACTGATATTTCCAATTCTCATAAATGATTTTATCAAGAAGTGGAAGAAGACGACGCGGGAGGAGGAGGAGAATCATATAAGTGTTTTAAGTATGATGGAAGACTACCTGAACTACATATATATTCGATTTTTCCATCAATTGTGACCTGTCCAGCTGTACCTCTTGTACCCGCCTCGCGTATACAATACTTTGCGTTAGCATCTTGTGGGTCCCTATTTATAATTTTCATGATGTCTTTTTTGTCTTTTATAACTTTAGTTGCGGCGGTTCCGTGGTTTTTAAATACAAATTCAGCCGTATCACCATCCTTAACTGTAACTTCCTCCCAATTAGTATACACGGGGTCATCTTTTATCATGTGAGATTTACACATCTTACCATACCCTGTTTTTTGTGTAGTAACCTTATATGTAACCTTACTACTGTGTGGGTGATTCTTGTTTTGATTCTTGTACCATACATCGTTCTCATTAGCAATTGTCCATTTACCAACACAGTCAGTACCCGGAGGAGGTGGAGGAGGTGGAGGAGGTGGAGGAGGTGGAGGAGGTGGTGTTGGTGGCGTTGGTGGTGTTGTTGGAGGTGGTGACACCGCGTCTTGAAGGGACGGTGGTGGTGGTGATTCGTTCTCGGCGTTGCATATCCAGTGGGTTTCTCCATCAAGTGTGACCTTCTCAGCAGAACCATGTGTACCCGTTTTACGCATACAATACTTCACGTTATACCCGGGTGTGTCCGAATTTACTATATTCATTATGTCTCTTCTGTCTGTAATAAGACCATTGTTTACATATAAAAATTCAGCCTTATCACCGTCCTTAACTATAACATTATTCCACTTCTCCGTTAAACTATCTATTAACATGTGAGATTTACAATCCTTACCATTTCCGGATTTTTGTGTAGTAGTCTTCCATTTAGCTCTACTATAGTTTTTATTACCCGTGTGCCATACATCGTGTACACCACCCATTGTCCATTTACCAACACAATCAATATCAGCCTCTACTACATTTGTATTATTAGAATTAGTTGTTGACGGTGGTTCAGCTGGTACAATTTTAGACAATGTACTTTGCGTATAATCGCTTTTATTTCTTCTTATAAAATGATCCCAATTTTTTGTCTTAGAAATAGCGACATCGTCCCTACATTTTTTTGGATCGTCATCATCGAGTCTTTCATTCATCGCGAGAGCATTTTCGCCGTGTAACACACACGTATTCCTTAACTGAGGTACCCCATTTTCTGGTAAACCGTGGTGAGTCTTGAGTTGTCTGTTGTCTACATCTGGATTGACTTCGTCGTCGTTCTGTTTATAATTTGGTGTATCTTTATTATATTCGGAAAAGTAATCAACACCCGAACAATCATCCTGGTATGAACATTTTTTCAAACAATCGTCTAAAGTAAAATTAGTCCATTGTGCTCTAGGAGTTCCACCACACATTTTTTTCCGTTTTTCGTAAAAATATGAATCAATTGAGGCTTCTCCTGTGTCTGCGTGTTTAAAAAGTGTATTATATGTGTTCAAATCCAAACCCATAATTTCATTAAAAGGTATCTTTTTTGTTTCTTTACATGTCGAATTTATACACCAAGTATCCGGGTTTATTTGTTCTGCTTTATGACACATATTAGTCTGCCAATTCTCTATATGTGAATACATTGGACAATATATAGTTTTGACGTCTACATCATTCAGGTATGAGGGAAGATCAATCACACTCATATTTTGAAAACCACAATTGTTTCTAAGTTGACACGCTACTTCTTTCGTCTTACCCTTATTCTCACATTTACCATCTCTAACTGGTTCTTTAGTAACCTGGAATTTCACTTTCTGTTTACCTTCGCCACATTGTTTATCACACGCAGTCGAATAAATCCAGTCCCCTTCACAATCTTTACCTGGAACACCTTTACATGCATCCGATTCACCTACTACAGGGTCATCACAGTCTACTGAATCAGGGGCTTCTGCAAGTGGTGGGAAAGTACGTTCTACGCAGGGTTGTGTGTTACATTCTCTTGCCTCAAATCCATATGGTTGATTTCGACACCCGAAACCACCCGCGTAAGGCCATGATACCACTTTATACATTTTATAACTCTTACCACCACCACACGTATTTGTACAATCGGACCATTCAGTCCAACACCCGTGACAATCATTCGGGTTTATACCATCAGTTCCATCTGGACAAAATGGAGTGTACCACGACTCGGGTTCTCGCCAGTCCTTGTTCAAACTAGTTTGTGTACATTCGTTATTATTACAGTTGTAAAGTTCGGGGTCAATATAACCATGAGAATATTCACATGCCTTACCGCCTAATTTTTGTCCTTGTGTATGTTCATATCGTCTCTGTTTTTTACCAGCACCACAGAACGAATCACACTTACTATACACCCAAACACCTTCGCAATCTTGGGCTGTAGGTGGAGGTGGTGGAGGTGGAGGTGGGGGTGGTGGACAAGATTGAGTATTACACTGTTTATTTTCTAATTGTCCGTTTACTTCTTCGCATGATTTGCCGTTACCTTGTTTTTCGGTTGTAACGGTATACTTTCTCTTTGACCAACCACCACCACACGATTTTGAACAATTTTCCCAATCACTCCAAGAACCTTCACAGTCTACACCTATAAACTTGGATGGTATTTCTATACTAGCTCCAATAGGTGTAGCAGCCTTACTCACATCAGTTACGTCAACTGAAAAATCAGATTCTTTAAACTGTAAATCTATAGTTGATACTAAATGAGTCTCACTTCTTTCGTTATAATAAATGTAAAGTTTATTCGTACCCATAAAAATTTTTCTATCGACATCTTTATTTTTTAATAATTCTATAGAAACGTCTTTAAAATCCTTAAGATTTTCGGGTGTTGAATCTTCAACCTTTATTATTTCTTCATCATCGAAATATTTTAAAACTAAAATCCATTTTGTTACTACACTTTCTACATCTACACGGTTTTTCCATCCAATATCTAGTTTATTAAATGTAGGATACCCTTCTTTGGTATTACCACGTACACTATAAATTACCATAGAAAGTAATAATAATGATACGAGAAACACAACAATTCTATCGTGTTTCATTTTCTATATGTCAATATTTTTTCCTGGTAAAGTTTCATTTTTTTGTTTATCGATAGAATGTTTTTTAGTTTTAAGGTGTAAAGTACAATACTTCTCCCCCTGTACACACCTTCGCGTACACTTTATACCTTTTTTGGTAACGTGCGAACACTCGATTTTAGGTTCGAGAACCTTTTTGGGTATTTTTTTAGGTACGGGTTTAGAATTTTCAACTAAACTTCTAAGTTTTGTAATTTCCAAATCCTGGGATTCAACTCGTTCTCTAATATATTTCAATTCGCTCGTAACTTTAATCAATATATCGCGATCACGAGTTTTTATTTCGTTTATCAGTGATATTATATCTTCCATGTTCTAATATTAAAAAATATTTATATACTATAAAAATGAATACACGTCCTGTAACAACCGTTCTAACAGAAGCTGTTTTTATAGGTTTTATTTTACAGTTTATTTTTTGGGTCATGAAAAATTATGTATATAAGGGTACAGGGTCGCTTATTATATCAGGTGCTTTAGTACATTTATTTTTTGAATATTCACCTTTCGGTAATATTAACGAAAAATGGTGTAAAATAATATTTGATTAAAAATTTGGCCATCCCATTTGAAATAACAAATTAGATAATTCGTTCTCTTTACACTGGTTATATACGATATCATTATTCGTCTCGTCTTTTATACAATCGATTTCTTCGTTATAATCATTTATATAAGACTTATAAAAGGTCTTTTCGTTACCCACATTGTGACCAGCATCTAAAAGAGCACCAATTGTATATCTTCTAAGAGTTATTCCAAGTTCTCTGGCTGCTTTTCTAACAGCTTCTTTTCTAACAGTAGATGTAATATTTTTCCTATGTTTTAATCCTCTCATTTTTTTATAAAGTTCTTCTATTTTTGATGTTGTTTCGTAATAAACGTATTCGATTTCGTTTATATTCATGTGACTCCAATTATCTCTATCAACTTCGAGTCTTGCGTTTATTTCAGAATCTGGATCGTATACAGTTTCACTATCATCATCCGACGAAGAATAAATATTATCAGGTACACGAATTGGATCTATGTTCACTTGTATAAATTCACCTGGGTTTAAGGGTAAAGGTGATACACTATCGTATAAAGTAGTATCGTTTTCGTTAAACTCACCCGGTAAAGGAGCTAACCGTGGAACTGGTGAAAATGGTGGTAATGGTACATCTAACCTATTCGTATAAAAATCGTCGGTTTCAGAATCCGTAGTTTCGTATGTATTATTCAACACTACGTGGATATTCTTCATGTGATTACACATTTTAAGATAATCACCTTCGGATAATATTTCTGAATTCAAATCTATGATTTGCATTAAAGAAACAAGATCGTCCATTTTTAAATTAAATATATAATAATTTTTTTAAACTTAGATTATAAAAGAATTTTATTTTTTAATTCCTTTGAGAAGTAATAAAGCTTGTACAGCTTCACCTATTTCTTTGTGTTTTAAACAAAATCCGTTCTTACCAGCTCTACAGTAACAGTTCTCGTAAGGACAATTTGGTCGCATAATTAATTTATATTTTTACATTTTTAAAACTCACTTAGGTTTTTATATTATATCATTTCATCGTCATCTTCAATTTCTAAAGTTTTTTTCAAAATAACGTCTTCGTTTTCTAACGCGTGTTTTACCATATCATACGATACAGATAAAATCGCAATTTTATAGACAAAAAAACTAAACATTGTCGTCATATAATTAAAATCAAAAGGCATATTTTCATAATTCCATACCGATTCAAACATGGCAACAGATAAAGGAATAACAAATTGATTTTTAAAAATGTAATTATCGTTCTCTAAATTATCGACGTACTTATACAACATATTCACGTATAAAGTAGACGCACCTACACCAACCATGGATGATAAACCATTAACAGGACCATGACTCAAGAAAGAATAAGACGTTATAATGGCTCCGTATTTTATAGTATCTTTATAAATTCTATTTTTCATATTTTCATATTCTTTCATACTTTCTTGTCTTTTTTCCTCCGAAAAAACAACTTTTTTATACGATTTATTTAAAAAAGGATTTATAGTTAACATAACTGTTTTTATAAATAAGAACTTTTCTTTTTATATTTGTAAGATCTAGGAATATCTATCACAATAAGTTCACCACTTTCGTTATACGAATATAGACGATCATAAACTGTATGTGTTTTTTCGTCGTAAAATTTAAATGGTTTATCCATTTCAACTTCTTTTTTTATATCGTAATAGTCGTTTGTAATAACACGACGTAAAGTATTTAATATATGTAAACTATAATTAGAAATAGAAGAAAACATTCTTTATTGTTTCTTATCATCTATATATCCCGTATATTCTTTTTCTAATCTTTTCTTCTCAATTTTTACTTTTTTAAAAAAACGTTTAAACGTTCTAAAAATATTAAATACGTTTGTATCTTCGATATCTTCTACGTATGATCTGTAATATTCTGGAAAGTTTACAAGGGAACGAATTATATAATGAATACTATTTATTAAATCTATTATAAAACACAAAAATACATCCAATATTAAAAATAATAGTTCTTTTATTGCACCAAACGGAAAAACTTTATATACAGCTACTGGATAAAGCCACCAAGTCATATGTATGTTTAAGAATCTTTTTTTTATCTATAGTTACTACAAGATGGTTTCACTCCAGGAGTTACCTAAAAAAGTACAGTATATATCAGTAGATTCAAATTTTGTTACGGGTACAAATAATACATTTTCTGTCGATCTTAACCTTACTTCAAATACGCACGTATCTGATATAAGTAAAGTCATTGGTTTAAAGGTCGTTGATTTTTACGTTACACAAGTCGGAGGTTCGGGTTCGGGTACAGGGAATGGTGCAAAATACATCGACATAATATGCGAAGATATACCAAAAATCGCCCAAATACTCGACGAACGTAAAGGACAAATACTTGCACGTATGGCTTTAGAAAGACAATTCGATGGAAATGCTCAACATAAAATGCACGATAAACAGTGGAAAGGGTTCAATAGACCTACCATACTATTTAATCCGATATCAATAAAAAAACTTAATTTTGAACTATACGAATTACAGGGAGATGGAGATTACGTAACTTTACAACCCGATTCTGAATGGTTTATGACATTAGAAGTAACAACAATAGACGTTAAAGAAAAACCCAAAAACAGGGAAATACAGATATTGTCTGCTTTAGAAAAACTTATCGGGAAAATCGATGAATTAAACGTAAACGTTAAACGACTTCCGGATAAATACGATATCGAAAAAATGGAAAAAGAAAAAAAGAAATACCCATTTAAATATATATTCCTTTTACTAACTATACTCGTAGGTTGGTTTGTATTTTATAAAAATAAAATAGCACCAAATCCTGTCATTTAAAATTATTTCTTAGTAGTTGGCTTTTTCTTAGCTGGAGCTGGTTTTGGTTCTGAAGTTGGTTTTGGAACTGGAACTGGTTCTGGAACTGGTTCTGGAACTGGTTCTGGAACTGGTTCTGGAACTGGAACTGGTTCTGGGACTGGTTCTGGGACTGGTTCTGGAGTTGGAGCCGCCTTTTTCTTAACTGACGTCGATGCCTTTTTCTTTGGTGCATCAATCGCATCCGCCATTTCTTTCAAAATTTGACATATTAAATCAGTATTCAATTTTGGTTTTTCTAATTGTTGGGCAATCTTTTCTCTGACAGAGTCCATGGTTATAATATATATAAAGGCAAGATAATCTTTATATATATGTTATTCATTGGTCCAACACTTATTAGTGGTATAGGTCAACACACGAATAAATATATGGATCTCTTTCCTGGAAGTATTTATAAATATATACACGATGATATACCAGAATGTGAAAATGGATTTTTATTTGCATTACCTATACAAACATGGTTTGATAAAATACCAGAAATAAAAAGAAAAGTAAAAAATTTAATATGTATGACCGTATGTGAAACGGAAACTGTACACGAAGATTACGGTAAATTGTTTAAACTATTTGATAAAATCGCCGTACCGAGTCATTTTTGTAAAAAAATATTTTCGAACCAGTTTCCTGATACAGAATTCTACGTCATTCACGCCCATATACCTTATAAACGCCCTTACACTTTCTACCATATAGGAAACATAAGCGACCCAAGGAAAAACTTTAATAAAATTCTAGAAACATTTGTTCGATTAAATAAACCAGATGCGCGTCTCGTTATTAAGGCGACGTGTAATAACACTATAAATATACCAATACCAAACGTGGAAGTTATAAATGGTCTAGTAAATGACGAAGAAATGGAAAAAATACACGCACGATGCGATTGTTACGTGAATTTTTCGAGTTCGGAAGGTGTTGGTATGGGTGCAGTAGAAGCAGCACTACGCAACAAACCCGTAATCATTACAGATTATGGTGGTGCACCCGAATATATAAAAACACCATATTTAATAGATTGTGAAAGAGAATATATAAAAAAAGACGATTTTCTATTTAAATCTGGTATGGAATGGGGTAAACCGAACGAAAATCAACTTCGTGAATTTATGGAAGATGCGTATACCAAAAAAATAAGGTATATGGAACATCCAGAAACACACGAATTAACAAAAAAAGAAAACGTTCTAAAAGAATTCAAAAATTTTTAAATTTATACGTATTCATCGCTTATGTAATTTGATAAATAAACTATTAATCCAGTTAAAATTGTTGCATAAACTAAAAACCCTTTTTGTGTAATCATCATGGCAATTGTCTCGTCTATGGGTTTAACATTGGTTGGTTTCTTTAAAACATCAGTGGATATATAAGATATGATTAAATATAAGGCCATAGCAATTATGACCGGCCTGAGTGTACCTTCTTCTAACATATTTATATATACACTATATTATTTTTTACTATGTTTTTTACAATAATTACCACAAACAGCTTTGAATTTACAGTTTGTTTTTGATAATGTTAGTGCTTGACATAAAACATTATTTTCTTTCTTAATTGGTTTTTTGTCTTTAGTAGTATTGTTAAGTTTTAAATAATCAATAACTTCAATTTTCTGATTATTCTTCTTATTCATAAATTTTTGTTTAGATAAATTCATTTTATATAAACTTTGAGCAAATTTTTCATCTTTATTCATCCTCTTCGCAGTTTCCAAACATTCTTCGTAAGTTTTAATTTGTGGTATAATTTTAGTATTGGAATAACATTGTTTTTCTTTGACTTTTTTTATATAAGTATAAAAACATTTATTAGTTGTCGACGTGACCATTTTCTTCGTATCTATTTAAATAAATATTTGAATTAGTAACCACTAAGGTTATAATGGTACCCCAATTTACAAAATTATATAATATATAATAAATTAAATAATCAAATACACCGACACTCGTAGTATAAATAGTCGCAAAAGAAATATAAAAACTATGCGACAAAACAAATATAATTCTATCTTGAGTCATACTTATTATAGACATAGTCGAACTAATTCCATTAAATATAGTCACTGTATTTACTTCATCAATAATATACATAAACGATAAAAACCACATTAAATAATTAAAAAATTCCCAAACAAAATGAAATTTATACCGTGTTTCTAATATAGTACTATAAGAAGAATGTCTTGTTTGTATACCCGAATTACTTTCTAATTGATTTGTATTAACGTTTTCAATGTCAAATGGTTCCGGTCTATTTTCTTCGTGATTTATACCTATAGAAACTGTACCATCTGGTTGAGATATCTGATTATAATACATAAAAGAATAACCCATTTATTTTTTATGTATCTTATGCACAGTGGTTTTTGTTACGAATGCAAAAACCCTTTATACCCTTATATTAAATGTCATAAAAAAGAAGAAAGGGAAATAATAAGAAAATACAAAAAAATTAACCCTATATTTTTGTCAAATAATGATATATTTATAAAATCCTATAATTTAAAAGCAAAACGTGTATGTTATTCTTGTTATCGTAATAGTAATAATAAATGTATTCTTGAATTATTAAGAAAAAGAGAATATGGTATGATTAAAAATATATATCCCTTATCTACATCTCTAACAAGTAATGAAATATTATTATGGTTTTCAAAATTGTTAAAATATACAGAAAAAAATAGCTTAAGTAATATAACAATATAATATAAATATAGTAAAAATTATGTCTGAAAATATACAAAAATTATCACACGTTGAACATATTTTAAAAAGACCAGATTCTTACGTAGGTCCAGTTTCCAAAGTAAAAGAAAAATATTGGATACTCGATGATGAAAACGAAAATATTTTTAAAAAAGAAAACGTATCGTATTCTCCGGCATTATTAAAAATATTTGATGAAATACTCGTAAATGCAATAGACAGGAATTCACTTTATCCAAAAAAAGTCACAACAATAACCGTTAACATAGATATAAATAAGGGTGCAGTAAGTATAGAAAATAATGGTCCTTTGGGTGGTATATGCATAAAAATGCATAAAAAAGAAAATATCTGGAATCCAGAATTAACTTTTGGGCATTTATTAACGAGTACAAATTACGATGATAACCAAAAAAGAGTCGTAGGTGGTAGAAATGGATACGGTGCAAAACTAACAAATATATACTCTTCAAAATTTAAAGTAGAAATAAAGGATCACGAAAATAAATTAAAATACGAACAGTTATGGACAGAAAATATGAAAAATTGTGAAGAACCTAAAATAAAAAAATTTTCGGGTGCATCTTCTAGCGTATGTATATCTTTTATACCCGATTGGAAACAGTTTAGTATGAAAAAAATGGAAAACGATATTTTTAAAATATTTGAAAAACGCGTACACGACGCAAACGCTTGTACAAGCTTAAATTGTAAAGTTAAATTTCAAAACGAATCTCTTCCAAAATGTCCATTCAATAATTATACTAAAATGCATTCAAATACAGATGAAATTGTATATTTCAATTCAGAAAGGTGGTCTGTGTGTGTAACACCTACGGATGATGGTTTCGAACAGGTATCTTATGTAAATGGTATATGTACAAGTAAAGGAGGTACACACGTCGACCACGTAACCAATATAATATCAAATGGTATAATGAATGAATTATCAAAACAAATAAAACTTAGACCTCACCAAATAAAAAATGCATATAACATATTTATAAAATCAACTTTAGAAAATCCGTCTTTTAGTAGTCAAGTTAAATCCGAATGTACCTTAAAACAACAAAATTTTGGAAGTAAATTTGACCCACCTCCATCCTTTATAAAAAATATTTTAAAAACATCCATAAAAAACGATTTACTCGCTCTTTCAAAATTCAAGGATATGAAAGATTTGAAAAAAACAGATGGCGCTAGAAAAAATAAAATAACAGGTATACCAAAATTAGAAGATGCTAATAAGGCAGGAACATCGCAATCTTCTAAATGCACGCTCATAATTACCGAGGGTGATTCAGCAAAAACACTCGCCGTTTCTGGTTTATCTGTAGTAGGTCGAGATCATTATGGTGTATTTCCTCTCAGAGGTAAATGTAAAAATGTGAGAGACGCAAGCGTAAAACAGCTCACGGAAAATAAAGAATTTAGTGACTTGAAAAAAATTTTAGGTCTACAACAAGGAAAAATATACCATTCTCTTTCTGATTTGAGATATGGAAAATTAATGATAATGACAGATGCTGATAACGACGGAAGTCATATAAAAGGTCTCATATTAAACATGATACATTACTTTTGGCCAAGTTTACTCAAATTAAATTTCGTTGTGAGTATGATTACTCCAATAATAAAGGCAACAAAAGGAAATACGATAAAATCATTCTATACAGATTCATCTTATAGAAACTGGTATGGCGAAGGAAAACCTGGTTGGAAAATCAAATATTATAAGGGTTTAGGAACATCGACATCTACAGAAGCAAAAGAATATTTCAGAAAGATATCAGAACTGACAGTTCAATTTAAAACGGATCCACGTATGGACGAATCTATCGAATTAGCGTTCGACAAGAAGAAAACAGATGAAAGAAAAAATTGGTTATTGGAAAATACAGAAAAAAATGCGAACGACCTCGAAATAAAATATGGAAATATAGGAAATTTACATATTTCTGAATTTATTCATAAAGATCTCGTTAATTTTAGTCTATCAGATTTAAAAAGGTCTATAGCACATATATCAGATGGTTTAAAACCGTCACAAAGAAAAGTATTACACGCATGTTTTATAAAAAATTTAACAAACGAAATGAAAGTTGCACAGTTAGCAGCTTACGTATCCGAAAAAACATCTTATCACCACGGTGAAGTATCTTTAGCGGATACAATTGTAAAATTAGCACACGATTTTATAGGTTCAAATAATATAAATTTATTAGAACCATGTGGTCAGTTCGGTACGCGTCTTATGGGGGGAAAAGATGCAAGTCAGACTCGTTATATATTTACAAAATTAACGAAAGATGCTCGTTATTTATTTGATTCTAGAGACGATCCTGTTTTAAATTACTTAAATGACGACGGAAAACAAATAGAACCCGAATTTTTTGTACCTATATTACCAACTATTCTCATAAATGGATCAGAAGGTATTGGTACAGGGTTTAGTTCGTATATACCATCGTTTAATCCACGCGACATAAAAAATAACATAGAAAGAGTACTTTCAGGTCAAAGTATACAAAAAATGAAACCTTGGTTTAGTAAATTTAAGGGTCGTATTTTTGAAGATGAAAACGATTCGTGGATAGCAGAAGGTATATGGACAAAAGTAGGAAACGATATACACATCACGGAATTACCACCAGGTAAATGGACACAAGATTATAAAGAATATTTAGACACACTCATCGAAAAAAAGACCATAAATAATTATACAAATAACAGCACAACAGAAGATGTTAACTTTTTAATATCCGGATACAGCGGAGAAAATTTACTAAAAGATTTTAAACTCCAAAAAACATTTCGAACGAGTAACATGCATTTATTTCACCCAGAAAAGGGTATATTTAAATATACAAACCCAGAACATATATTAGCAGATTTTGTAGAAATACGAATGAAAACGTACAAAAAAAGAAAAATTCACTTATTGGATGTTTTAAAAAACAAATCAATAAGGTTACAAAATATTTGCAAATTTATAAATATGGTTATTAACAACAGACTTGTAGTATTTAAGAGGAAAAAACAAGATCTCGAAAACGAAATTTCTAATTTATTTGATAAAATTGATAATTCGTACGATTATTTATTAAATATCAAAACTTATCAATACACACAGGAATCTGTTTTATCTTTATCACAGGAAAACGAAAAAACAAAACAAGAAATTGAAATTCTTAAAAATACACACCATTTAGACATGTGGAAAAAGGATTTAAAAATATATAAATAATAAGTAGTATGTGTGATACAAAAGGTCCAAATACAGGAGCACTTATTTCACTTAACGCATTAGGTAAACAAGATCATTATTTACTTACAGACGATCCAGAACAATCGCTCTTTAAGTATAAAATAAACAAACACTCAAACTTCTCAAAATACCACAGAAATACCACAGTACATAAACCAGCAGTTACAAATAACACGTCTTGGCCATTCGGTGAGACTATAAAAATAACCATGAATCCTCGAAATATGGGAGATCTATTAAGCAACATGTATATAATGTTAGATCTCCCAGGTGTTTCTTCGGGTGCATACAATTACGCAGATCAAGTTGGTCGACATTTATTTAAATCTGTAACTATGCGCGCAGACGAATTAGTGATAGAAAAATACCACGACGACTGGGGTATAATATACGATAATCTCTACTTAGACGAATCTGAAAAAAGAACAAAAAGGTATACTTTAAACAGGAATTTGGCAGAAAATACGTCTGTACCAGAAATAGGAGGTAACGGAAACAAGGCAATTGCACAATTCAAATCAAAAATATTTGTACCTATACCACTGTTATTTTCTAGAAAATACGAAAGTGATGAATATTACACGAATAAACCAAATAGACCATATTTTCCAACGTGTGCTATGCATAAACAAAAACTAGAATTTGAAATTGAATTTAACCCCCAAACATTCTTTACAGATGATACTAACCCCATATCGATTGATTCTTTTGATATAATAACAGAAGAAATAACAGTAAGTAAAAACGAAAGAATTTATCTAATGAACGAACCACAAGTACTCGTAACAGATATCGTAAAAAAACACCCAACAGAAGATAGCGAAATAGGAAAAGATTTAATGAAAATACAATTAGTACCCGAAATACCAGTAAAAACTATATACTGGTTCTTAAGAGAGAAGAGATACGAAGATAGACAAAATGCAAGAGGTGGTGATGGTGATCCAAATAACAACGACGATAACAGAACGTATCTTTTTCATAACAGATACAATTTTTCGAAAACAAATTTGTGGACCGTTCAAAACGCGTTTTTTAATCCGGTAATGAAAGAAGCTAAATTATATATTAACGGCGAAGATTTACCAAATATACCTACAATTAAACACGAATATTATAAATATGTTGTCCCATTTACGCACAGATTATCTCGTCCGGAAAAAAATATATACAGTTACAGTTTCTCGATGAATCCTATAAACGTGGAGCCATCGGGAAGCCTTGATTTTGGGCAGTTACAATCAAATAAAACATTAATGGAAATAAAATTAATACCTAATCTAACAGACGTTTACGTTTTTAACGCTTATTATGTAGGATATCAAACTTTTAAATTTGAGAATGGATATATATCTCTCGCTTACTAAATAATTGTTTTTTATGTTCTTGTATGTATTTAATTATATTGTTTTTTATACACCATCTGATAAAATTTAACTGTGCAACAGTTGTACTAATTTCATCATTTGTTCCCGGTATATTATATTGTATTTTTGTAGACCTACAAAAAGGATCAAATAATTTTTTACTGTATCCATCTAAACTCGATTTATATGCGCAATGAACACTAAATAATTTACCATCGCTCGTCTCGTAAGATAAATTGTTTTTCTTAGAATAATTTGTTATGAACCATTCTAAATTTCTTAGTGAAATACCACTCGTTTTATTTAATATTTGTATAAGCGTAGTTCTATTCTCTGGTGTATGGTAAAAAGTATCTATGGAATGTAGAAGAATATCTGATTTATTCATTATTACATTAATGTACTTAAATCTCTAAGTTCAGTTTTATCCATTTTTTCACAAGCTGGACACCCTTCTTTAAACATTGGTGGAAATGGATGATTATGTCTCGTTATGCTATTTTTTATAATAATAGGTTCTTGTAATTTAGATTCATTTTTATGCGATAAACAGTATTCAGAACCAGGTGATGCTTTTCTCGTACATAATTCACCACCCTTCTTAATACCTTTACAAAACCCACCGGGATTTGGTAAATCCCTTCTAAGAATTTTTAATGGTATACCATGTATTTTAGATATATCTTCTATGTATTTACACATTCTTTCGTGTATTCCCTTTTCTATTTCCTCCTCGACGAGTTTTACAATATGTTCCGATACTTTAGACTTATTCGTCATTTATATTATCACGTTCTTTATTTTTAAGTTTTGTAACTTTAAATAAATCTGTTATGAGTGTTTGTTTAGTCATGTCTATTTCGTGTTTTGTTTTTCTTTTCGGTTTAACGCGATTTATTAATTCACCGAATATTTCTTCCTTTGGATTATCGAAAAGTGGTTCGATTAAATCACATACAGGGTTTAGGAATTTATTTATAAAATAGTACACGTAATCAACTGGTAAATTGTTTTCTTCGGCGTATTTAGGATCTTCTGCTTTTTCATAAGCCTTCGCCTTTGGATTACCAACATCCAAAAGTATATAAGGAACTCTATCCCCAGACTGAGGTTCAGAACCAGGTTGTCTTCGTCTCATTTTATCACGAACCTGTACGTGGCATAAATTCAGAGATTTATAAACATCACCAAGTTGTTGCGAAAGAATAAGTTTATCGTTAGAAACTTCACCTTCTAAAAGTTCAATCGCTCTTTTTAGTGCTAATGTTTTTGGTGGAACTATATCACTACTCTCCAAAACTACATCGAGTAACTCTTTACACACTTCTCTCATATGCGGCGTATTATCTCTTCTTACAAGTTGTAAACCCTTTACGTCTATATAATCCATATTCATATTACCAGATTTATCTTTTGTCCAGAGCTTTGCTGCGTATCGTTTTTTTGAATAGAGAAAATAGGGACAGTACACTTTTTCAAGTTCAAGATTGTTAGGTGCTTTAAAAAGTTTTGTACATTCATTCGCAGCTCGTTCACCAAGTTCCCAACTATATTCGATCGCTTCTTTACCTTCACGTTTACCAACATCGAATTGAACCATAACAGAATCAGTATCACCATATCTTACCATTGCTCCAGGAAAATTTGATTCTACGTACTCTTTTGTTTCATCTATCATCATTCTACCTTTTCTGGTAACTGTAGACGCTATAGGAACACACGGTAAAATACCTTTTGCTGCACCCGTAAAACCATACACGGAATTCATGGATATTTTATAAGCAAGTTGTTTACCGTTATACATCTGTTTCATGGACCCAGTTGATACAGCCATATCTTTCTTAGCCTGTTTACGAAACTGTTTTAATTCCATTAAAATACTAGGTAATAAACTCGGTACATCTTGTGCAAATTTATAAGAACCAAAAGTTTCGTATGTTATACCAGGTACATTTTCATATTTAGGGTCCATAACCATGGTTGAATAACATAAATTGTGTGCCATCATAATAGATGGATATAGACCCTCGAAATCAAGTGCTGTTATTGGTGTATAATAAGCACCCTTTTGTGCTTCTAAAACAGTAGCACCTTCATAACCCTGTGTCATACCTTGACCCCAGGAAAGAGTAGGTATCAAATATCCCATCTCTCTCGCTTTTTTTGATAACTGACTAAAAACTTTTATTTGTTGCCCTCTCTCTACTAAATAACACAGGGGAACCCATGTCGCTTTAGCCATTTCAAGTAAATTAATCAAAATACACAACTTTTCTAAAAGTTTATGTGGTAAAAGTGTATCTTTTATACAGTATTCGGCAACTTCTCTAAGTTTAACAGGATCACCCTCTGCATATCGTGAAAACATTTCTTTCGGAGGCATATCAATTTTATTATCACCAAGGTACTGTTTAGAAACATTATCGAGTTTATACGAATCAAGTTTATACCCTTTCTTTACCTCGTGAAACAGATCAAATATGAAACGACCAGGCATAGGCAAAAGTTTTAAATCATTTGCACCAAGTGCACTAGAAGATAACTTTTTATACACAAGGTTACAATTATAGTTTTTAAATTTACTCATTTGAAAAAATGTATAATGACATTTATTTATTACCCCTCTCTTAATAATATATTCCAAATCAAACCCAAATATATTCCATCCAGTTATTATATCTATATCATTTTTCATAATATAATTTCTAAAACCCTCAAGCATCTCTTTTTCGGTATCGTAACTAATAATATTACACCCGTGTAAATCAGGGTCTGTTTTTTTAAAACACAGACACGTTTTGTCGTAAGGTTCGTTTGAATTCATTTCCTGTAAAGATATAGCAATTTGAAAACATGCATCACCAGGTACTTCTGCGTCAGGAAATTTACCAGTAGAACTATTACACTCTATATCCACGGATGCAACTATAAAAGGTGCCATATTTCTACTTTCGTATGGTTTGAGTGTTTTCCAATCGTTACAAAAAATATCAATATCTGTATTTGCAATATTTGATTTTACACAGTTATCACCAGAATCTAACCACCCAGTAGATTGAATACCAGTTCTGTGCATTAATCTTAAAACAGGATCTATATTAGATTCGTAAACTTTCAATTTATATAGGTTATCAGGTAAAGCCCTTTTCAATCTATTTGCAACTTGACGTCTTAATACAAGGTTTTTAAAATGTACTTGCATAAAAGCAAATTTTTCGTTATTTTGAAATCCCCAAACATCTTTATACTGGACAACGTCATATTTTATAGTAGTATCAGGACACTCCTTACATATTTGTGTATATAAAAGAGCAGCCCTACGGTTATCAATTTTCTGTGGAAGTTTAATAAAAAAGTAAGGATAAAAACTTGTCGTGAGACAGACCGATTTTCCGTCTTCCGTTTTACCAAATATACTAATCAAGTGTTCATCATCGGTATCCTTTGATTCCCAGGTGAGTGCCTGAAAAACAACCATCTTACTACGTAATGTATCTAAATTTTTAATATCATATATTAGTAAAATATGTCAGCTGCTTTGATTGATCTCGTATCGGTCGGTGCCCAAGATGTGTACATCACAGGCGACCCACAAGTCTCTTTTTTCAGACAAAATTATAAACGACACACCAACTTCGCAATCAAACCAGAACGTATCGACTATGTCGGTACGTTCAAATCGGGTAATGAAATTTCTATACCAATCAAATCTAAGGGTGATCTCTTGAGTTACGTGTGGATTGAAAATGCCAATATTAACAATAATAACCACGACAATTGTATTTTTAAATCCGCCGACGGTACAAACGATGAAACTTCACCAACCGATTTCTCTTTATGGGTTGGTGGTCAAGAAGTTACAAAACTGGATTCACTTTTCATTAGTACCGTACACAATACCTTATATAACGAATCCTCGGCGAAAGCGTCTTGCGCCGCGACGACCCGAGATGGTGGTGATAATGTTTCCTTTGGTAGTTACGTAATCCCATTCTTTTTCAGTGAAGATTGGACGAAATCTTTACCACTCGTCGGTCTTCAATACCACGAAGTTGAAATTAGAATTAGGTGTAGAAATGGTACGTTTGATGTGGGATCGGATCCAAAAGTTTATGGTTCTTATATATATCTCGATACAACCGAACGTGAATTCTTCGCGAATAACGAACACGAAATTCTCATTACACAAACACAACACCAACCAATGACCAAAGATGATACGTCGATCGACCTTTCGTACTTTAATCACCCAGTAAAGACCGTTCACATAGCTGGGGGTAATAAACAACACTACGGGGGTTTGTATTCACAATATCACTTCACGGACGCGTCTATGTTTATCAACGGAACACCACTCTTTGAAAATATGACACACGAATACTACAGATTCGTCGTTCCATCGAGACACTGTTCGGTTCTTAACTCTACGATTGATTCCGAACAAATATATACATGGCCATTCTGTCTTACTATGAACAAGTCTCAACCAACGGGTACCCTGAACTTTTCGCGAATCGATAACGCGAAGTTAAATATTAATACTCCATTAGGTGGTAACCTTAATATGATTCGTGCATATGCGGTCAACTATAACATTCTCAGGATTAAGAATGGTATGGGTGGTGTCGCTTTTGGTAACTAATTTAATAATTTATACACCAGAAGAACCAAAACCACGCGTTCCTCTTTGCGTCTCCTTTAATTCGTCAACCTCTTCAATAAGAGGCGTTTCACATTTTTCCAAAATTAATTGTGCGATTCTATCGCCTTGTTTAATAACGAAAGTTTCACTCCCGTGATTAAACAAGATAACCTTCAATTCACCGGTATAGTCGGGATCAATAACACCAGCACCCGTTTGAATACCGTGTTTTACAGTTAAACCTGATCTCGGTGCAATTCTACCGTATACACCAATTGGAATAGTTGCACATATACCAGTGCCTACTATACCCCTTTCCGATGGTGGTATAATTACTTCTTCTGTACTGTACAAATCGTACCC